TTTGTTTGTTGTGCTAATGTAAGATTTGTAGGTGCTGTAACAGAATAATCACCAGTACTAACATCAGAGCCTTCTGATTGACCAGTCGTATAATCATTTACAGCAAAATCAAACACACTAGATTGGATTTCTTTTAATTCAAGTCTTGTTGCCATCACTGGTACATCACCACTATCTACTACTTCCATGTTTGTTGAAATCACTTCAAAAACTTTTTGTATGTAATCTAATCTTTCATTTGTAATGTACACCCAATCATTAGGTTGTAATCGCATATATTTTAAAGTTACTAAACATGATAATGATGTTGTTTCTCTTTGGCTTTTTAGTGCAATTCTACCTAATCTTTGTGCCATAGTATTTGTTACTGTAAATGGCAACTGTACTTCCATTTGTTTTACATAATTAGCTGTTGATTCACCACTTGGTGTATCATTACTAAGCATTGTAGTGTCTTTGTATACAACTGCATCAGAAGCTGTGTAATTCTGTGTTGAATCTACATACAAAGGTTTTACACTGTTATATAAATTACCAGCATTGGGATTTGTCTGAACAGAAACTGGCTCTAATAAATCATCATCTACTATTGTTAAAGATGGTGTTTGTGTTGCACCAGCAAAAACATTAAATTTACCATTCACATAAGACATTTTTCCTGCCATTGCACTTAATAAACTTTCTATAACGCCATTACCATTTGCACTAAAGTTGGTAAATCCATTACATGTGTATCTTTTTTCTGTATTGCCATCAGTTATGTTTACTAACTGGTCACAAGTGTTTGCTGCACTTGCAAAACCACCTGCATTAGTCGTGTCATTGATTTCTGAACTTGTTGCTTTTATACCATATTCAGTATTAGTCAAATAATCTCTTATATGTAATGCTGGGTTTGTAGTAAATGCAGTACTATTTGTTCTTGGGTCAAAACATTTCTTACCTTTTACAAGAAATGATATTGCTGGTATACCACCACCAAATGCTTCAGCATCAAAAACCATCTGTATATATACGTATGCTACACCTTGAAATTTATCTGTGGTAGTAATAGAACCTAGTTGTGCATTTAAAAATCCATCAACGCTTGTTTGACTGCCATCTTTAAAAGTGTATCTTATTAATCTACCACTTGAAAAACTGTTATCATTAGAAGTGTTTGTATAGTCACTGTTGTTAACTGTATAAACTGTAGAGCCACTTATAGTACTCGTGGTTGTTCCTAAATCTTTATCATTTAATCTAACTGTTGTTAATTCTTCTATTTCATGTCCTGCAATAGCAACAACCATATGTAACAAATAATTATCAGTACCAGTAGTCTCCATATGCACGATAGTCCCACCAACACGACACTGTCCATATATAATTTGTCTTGGTGCTACAGCTTCTCTACTTGCAAACTTAGTTCCAAAATTACCTGTAGATGCTTCAATACCTTTAGAAGTCATTTTACCAATGACACCAGCTACTAAAGTTGTAGCAAAAGTGAAGGCTGCTGCTGCCGCAGCACCACTAAGACCAAAAGCAGTGTAGGCTATATCAATACGACCTGTAGTTACTACTATAAATACCACCAGTGCTGCAATGACTGCTGCTTTTATTTGTTTAGCCATCTATATGCCACACCTTTAAAACATTTACATTATTTTTTACACCAATACCATCATCTGTTGGTGTAAGAACATTAAAACCATCTGAAATTCCAACTAATTCTGTTTCTTCTTTATAAACAATTAAATCACCTTTGCTTACAAATGTTTTTTCTATTTCATTAACACCTTTTGCCTTACAAGCCTTTTCAATACTTTTCAATAAAGTTTTGTTATATGTTTTTATAGCCTTCATAGCACTGTCTTCATCATTCCATTTAAGTGTTTTAGGTATTAAATCAACACCTGTGATTTCTTTAATAACAGAATTAGAAAATTTACAACAATCCCATGTACCCCATTTAAATGCTTTGTTTTTATTTTTATCAATAAAACTATTAAATTTAATTTCCCAATCAACTACTTTTTTCATAGATTATTCTCTTATAGTTTGTCTTGGGTGTCTTCGTGTTGTATTACCTGAACCACCTGATGTACCACCATTTGCTGAATCAGATGTTTTACCCCATGCAATTTCTTTATCTTGTAAAGACATAACTCTGTTAAAACCAGTATCGCCATTATGTAAAAAGTTTTGTGATTCTTTTGTGTATCTAAAGTTAGAGGGTCTGTCTAAGTCAATCAATCTGTTCTCTGCATTTATAGTTATATTAGAACCTTGTGGCGTATCAGTGACACTTAAAGTAGTCATTCTCCCTTTAAACAAAACTAAAGTACCTGCAACCTCATTTGTTTTACCCATTAGATAACCTAAAAACAAAGTTATATTTCTATTTTGATAGTTTTCAGTTAAAGCAAGATTTAGTACAGTTGTGTCCATTCCTGAAATACCTACAGTTAAACCAGCTGATTTTAACTCCGTACTTTCTTCAACATTGGATATTGATAATAATTCACCTGCACCAGTATAACTTTCACTACTAATAGTTAAATCATCAATACCTGTCCATAATCTAACTGTATCTGTGTCAAATTCTGCCTTGATTGCAAGGAACATTGTTTGTTCATCAGCACCTAGACGATTTACAATAGAAGTATCTAATCCTTGTCTAGTTGCCATATTAAATTACCTCAATGCATGAAAAACTTATTCCATAGTTAGAAATTTTATCTGCTGACCAGCTTACTTCGTTGCTAACTAATCTAAAATTACCTTTAGGATTTGTAAAAACTACATAATGTCCAGTAGCTAAATCAGACCTTAGTTTAGGTTCTGTCTTAACAGAGTAAAAATCGTTACCTGCATCACTAGTTGCTGTGGCATCTTCTACTACCATAACTAACTGTGCTGGTGTTCCTGTAGAACTTGCAGATGATTGAACACTCAGGTAGTCACCTTTCTTAATAGTGCCACTAGCACCTGTTGTAGAAGCTCTAAGGCATAATCCTGTAGCACCTTTAACATTGGTTCTTACTTTACAACTTGCTGTATTGCTTTCAGTAGTAAAATCACCATCCGTTACAACAACTGTGTTACTTGTTACTGTAGTCACTTTAAATGTTCCGTTGTTTTCTTCATTTGTTGCACCAGTAATTACGATAAAATCTCCAACCTTGGTATTAGCAAAAGTTGATGCACCTGCTGTAAGTGTTCCATTAGATGCAAAAGATAAAGTGACACTTGTATTATTAGTTCTTAACTCTGATGTTAAATGTGCTGTTGTATATGTTCCTAAATTACTTAAAGCATCAGGGTCTGTAAATTTAAAAGTATTTACTGGTCCATTGAGATCAAGTAAAAAAGATTGCCAATTTAAAGCAACATCTCTACGCATGGGTGGTAAAGTTACTTCAGCAGTCCAATATACACCATCAAACTCTTGTGTTTTAGTTTTACCTGTAAAAGGCGATACAGTTGTTCCTACAGTTCTAACTAAAGTGAAATTACTTCTTACAAAGTTAGGAGTTGTAGGCATAGTTATTAATTTAGCCACCTTGTAACATTCTCCTATAATTACCACCACGCATTGCAGCTTCTGCTACAGCACCTTTTGTAACATCAGCTATCTGTGGCATCATTTTCATTACTTCTGCTCTTACAGTAGGTACAACACCAGTAGCAAAGTTTATTGATTGATTGATTACTGTAGTACCGCCACCCATAGCATTTTTGCTATTCATGTTGTTCATTAAATTGCCACTAGTATGTGGTACAAAAATTTCAGGACCACGTTCTCCTACTATTCTTGCCTGACCACCATACATAGCACCACCACCAGCACCACCAAGACCTAATGGCATACCACCCATTCCTGCTTGACCTGAACCTGATAAACCTGCCGATGCTGTTGCACCACTTGTGCCACCCCCAAACAATCCTGTACCTACAGTACCCTGAAAGTTAGGAAATATAGCTGCTAATATTCTGTTAACAACTTCTAATTGCAAAAATATAGCGATAATCTGTGAAACAATATTTCTTGAAAAGTCTTTAAAGCTCTGTAATGCGTTTTGTCCATCCAGTAAGGAGTTTACAAATTGTGATGTAAAAGCATTAGATGCACTTGTAACAGCTTGTTCTAATTCATCTGTAAATTCTGCTGTAGTTTGCATTGCAGGGTCTAAATCATTTGTCATTTTATCAAGCATATCTTCTATTTCTTTATTTAGTTCTTCTACACTTTTATCTGTTTTATTTAGTTGTTCAGGATTTAGAAATCCCATATCAATAGCAAATCTTTCACCTACTTCTTTCATTTTTGTAATAGCATCATCAAGAAGAGATGTATAGTTTTGTATTGCCAAAGCACCTAAAACCAAAGCTGCTGTAAGTGGGTTTTTTTGTAATAAAAGCATAGCTGCTCTGACGCCTAAAATTGCTTTTCTGAGTGTACCCATAGCTTTTGCCATAAACAAAGCAGCAAACGCAGGTGCTCTTGTTGCAGCAAATATTGAAAGTGCTATTAATAAGCTATTCATGTTAGCCACTAAAATACCAACAGTGTTTTTTAGTAGGTTAAAAGTTTGTAATAATATGCCACCAAAAATTTGTGCCACAGGCTTAGCTCTTTCTGCAAGTTCTTTTAATGCTAAAGAACCTTCTGTCAATACAGTTAGTAATCCACCTTCACCTATTTCTGCCATAGTGATTGAAACTGCATCTTTTAAATTAGATATAGCACCACTAGCAGTATTTGCTCTTTCTTCTAAAGCAGTTGAAAAGTTTTCTTGTGATATTTTTCTTAAAAAAGCTACGATAGAGTCTGCATCTCTACCAATCATTTCTTTGCTTCCTCTAAAATTAACAGCTAATTTATCGCCTTCAACTCTAGCAATAACACCAAACTGTTTTAACATTTCCATTTCACCAGTTGTAGCATTAAATACAGCTTGTGCCATTTGTGTAATATCTTTACCAGCACCAGCTGCAAAATTACCAAAATCTTGTAGAACATCACTTGTTGGTGCTATACCAGCATTAACAAGGGTCGTAAATGCACTAGCTACATTTTGTACTTGGAATGTTGTTGTTGCTGTAAATTGTTTAATCAGGTCAAAAGAACTAGCAGCACTTTCTGCTGAGCCTGTTATACCTTTTAAAGTTGCTTCTAAATCTTGAAATTCTCTAGATGTATTTGCAATTGCACCACCTAATCTAGCTGCACCTACAGCAGCAAACACTTTAGCTAAATTACCAAAAGTTGCTACAGATTTTTTAGCTGTTTTATTTGCATTTCCGAGCTTTCTGTTTACATCATCTAATCCTTTTCGCAAAGATTTAGTTTCTGCTCGGATTTCTACAATAAGTTGGTCAACTGGATTAGCCATTAGTCAGGATATAACTCCATTAATTGTTTTACTCTATTAGAAGTCATAGGAGCTTCTTCTTTTTTACTACCATTAAATTCAACAAATCCATCTATAGCTAAATAAATTTCTTGCGGACTAGATTGCCAAAAATTATTAGGAGACATACCCATCATGCCAACACAAATAGAAAAATAGCGTCTGATAGGCAGGGAATCACTTATTATTCCCCCTGTTCTTGCTTTCCCTCGTCTGTTGCTTCCTCTGAATCATCAGTTAGAGATTTAGCTAGTAAGTTAGCTACAGCAGCAGTTGCTTTTACTATACCAGCTTCTTGAACTATATTTACAACATCTTTGCGTTGTAAATCATTACCACCACCTCTGAGAGCAGGGGTTAGAACATTTATAATTTCATTTAATCTAATGTCACCTTCACTCATTTTTGTAGCAAGTTTTATTACACCACAATCACAAGCATCTTCAATCTGCATTATTGCATCTACAGTAAGCCTACATTTGTAATCTTTATCTGCTAATTGAACAGTTATTTCACCCTTTAGTGGATTCGCCATCTGACTTTTCTCCTTTTGGTTGACTTGCCTTTGCAAGTTTTATTTTTAAAATATTATCTCTTGTATCAATGACTGATGACATAACTTGCATCATTTTGCCATTTACTTTAATAGTATCTTTGATATCACATACTGGTATGTCTAATTGTTCTCCGTTAAACATACAATGTACACCTTGATTGATAATTTTTAGTAATACTTTTTCTCAAGCCATAATTT